GGCGATTCATTTACTGTAGCAGCATCATCCGAACAACTATCAAACGTCCTACATCTTAGTCAGAGTAGAGGTATCGTAGTTTTCTGTGGTGGATCAGAACTAACAATCAATGCTCAAGATTCACTGAGTCCAACGAATGCAAATATCCTGGAACATACAGCCTATGGAATTGTGCAGACCATTAAGCCAATCAAGGTAGGATCTGAACTGCTATTCGTACAACGTGGAGCAGAACGAATCCGAACCCTTGTTTATGACTATGCTCAAGATGGCTTGGTATCGAATGAGCTATCAGTATTAGCTTCACATCTTGGAGAAGAAGGAGCAGGCTTTAAAGAAATGACGTATCAGCAAGAACCTGATTCTGTTATTTGGCTTGTTATGAATAATGGAAAGTTAGCAACCCTAACCTTAGACAGAGAGCAGTCAGTTATAGCTTGGGCTAAACATGATATAGGTGGCAATGTGATTAGTATTACATCTCTACCTTCAACGACAGGTGCAGATAAAGTCTATTTCCTAGTCAATCGAAATGGCACATTACAAATTGAACAGTTACAGGAAGAGCTTCTACTTGATACAGCAATCCAGGCTACAGTAAACAGGTCAGATGATAAATGTACTGTAACTAATACTTTAATCGGTAAATTAGGCGATAACGTAGCAGCTTATTACAAAGATCCAGTGCATACCTATGCTGTACCAATTCTTAATAGAGTAGGAAATACCCTTCAGATCGAATGTGATGAGCAGGTAAATCAAATCTATATAGGTAGGAAGTTCACAGCTAGAGTTAGTCTATTGTCACCAGATATAAGCCAAGCTCCGACAACAACCAATCCATCACTATTCAAAGTCGATCATCTCAACCTATATATGTACAAGTCCATCAATCCAAAAGTGAACGGTGAAATTGTTGAACTCAAAGAATTTGATGAAGAAACATTACATAAGCCAAAGCCATTTACAGGGCAACAAAGAATTGCTTTAGATGGATGGAACACATACGACAACTTTAAGCTTGTGATAGAGCAAGATGAACCACTGCCATTTCATATAACAGCAACCGTATTAGAATTAAACATAAACGATAGATAAGAATGTATAGAGTAGAACACGCAAAAATTTTAGACATTCCTGAGCTGTTAGAGTTAGCAGTAGGGTTTTGGAATGAATCACCAACATACCAACAAAGACCAATCAATTTAAACAAGGTCAAGACTCAACTTCAGGCTTTAATCCTGTACCCATCACAAGGTTGTGTATTAGTAGTCAAAGATGACAATGACAAAATACTCGGTGGATTTTTAGGTGGACTACAAGAAGAGTGGCAGTCAGATAGCCTTATGGCTTTTGATTACTGTTTATTTGTTAGCTCTAATAATAGAGGTAGTAAAGTAGCTTATCTTCTTATCAAAGCTTTTCTTGAATGGGCTAAAGAAGCAGGAGCAACATGGGTACAATGTGGTACAGCAACTAAGATAAATACAGAAAAAACAATAAGCTTCTACAAGAAGTTTGGCTTTGAACATACAGGCTCATTTCTTGAGATGAAGCTATAAAACACATAATAAAAATAATAATGAGGTAAGTATGGCAGTCGCAGGAGCAGCAGCAGTTGCATATTGGGCAGCAACAGCTTTAGCCGTAGCAGGCACAGCATATTCCGCATATAACGCTAGACAGATGGGAAAGGCACAAGCAGCTCAAGCCAATGAGAATGCAAAGATGGCTGAGTCACAAGGTCGTGTAGAAGCAGAACGTATCCGTGAACTTGGCAAGAAGCAAGCAAGTTCAGCAAGGGCTAAGATGGCAGCTCAAGGTTTAGATTTGAATGCTGAGAATACAGTTACAGAAGAGATTGAAGAAGATATAGATCTGAACGCAACACAAGATGCCTGGACAACCTTTTTCAATCGAAAAAATCAGGCAGGGCAGTTTAGAACAGATGCAGCGAATTACAGATTACAGGCACATCAGGCAACAGTAAGTGGTGTATTAAATACAGCATCTACAGCTCTATCTGCTTTTGGTAATGCACCTAAAGGCGGTGGTAAAACAACAACTCAATCAGCTTCAAACATTAACTCCAATCAATTAACGATGGATACAACTAGACTAAGTTCTTCAGGGTGGGCATAAAATGGCTAGAATCCCTATGGGCAATTTCGGTAATGTGACACCACAAGCTCAACAAGGCAGAGTATTAGATAATGGAGCAGGACAAGTAGCTCAAGCAGCAGTACAGTTAGCACAAGTTGGGCAACAGGTATCACTGAAAAAGCATAATGAACAACTCAAGATCCAAGAAGAAAAAGATCAATACCAATTCAATATTGAAGCAGCTAAATATGGATCTGAGTATCAAGATTATCTGACAGAAACAAAGCAAAGACTAAGTACAGGTGAATTAGATGAAAGCCTAGCTAAAGCCTATTTGAGACAACGTGCAGATGAAATGAACGAAGCATATAGTCAAAGGCTACCAGAGCATCATCGTGAAAAGTTCAACTACTATTCAGAGAAGCTATTTCAAGAATCACAAGCCAACATTAAACCACTGGCTTATGAGGTAGAACGTAGAAAGATCAATGCAGACTTTGAACAGATGTCAGAAGCTACTCTTAAACTTGAAAATAGAGAGCATGGCTATGCACTATTCAAAGATACTTTGTCACGCAACCCTGTTTTAACGCCTGAACAAAGAGTTAAAGCTGAAGAAGATTGGCAACAACGTAGAGACCTATCAGATGCTAAAGGCGTATTAAACAGCCTAGAAGAACAGCAAGACATTGAAGCTTTACAAAAGCTACATAAAAACGTGGATACAGTCTTTCCATACATGAAGGTAGAGACTAGAGATGCTTATAAAGCAAATATTGAATCAGCTATTAGCCGTATCAATAGAGGTATAGAAGTTAAAGCTAAAGAGCAAGATAAAGAACATGCACAGCTAACCAAAGACTTTGTTGCAGATGCTTTTACAGGTTATCCGTTATCTGAAAGCCTTGTAAAAAACACATTAGAAGCAGTTAAAGGTACTAAATATGAAGGTGAAGTCAGAGAAGCGATTGCATTAAATAAAGATGCTCAAAAGTTCAGAGATGCTTCACCAATTGAACAGGAACGTAGTATTGCAAGACTCAAAACTGAGCTAGAAAATACACCTCAAGAAGATGCAACAGCATTAGTGAAGAAGCTAAACGTATTTACAAACATTGCAGCTACATCAAAACAACGTGCCAATGATGATCCTATAGCTTCAGTTCAATCTCAAACAGGACATAAACTTTATACAGTCACTCCTGAACAGATCGGATCGGGTCAAATTGATTTTAAAAAGGCTCAGATAACTACAGATCTATTAGCTGAACAAAAGAAAGCGAATGGTGGTATAGGCTCACTGATCCAATGGAACAAGTCAGAACGTACAGCTTTTAAAGACAGATATTTTGATGCAACTCCTAAACAGCAGAAAGCAATGCTGACCGATCTAACCAAAATGGCAGGAAAAAATAAAGAAGCTCAGAAAGAGTATTTCAGCCTAATTGGTGGTGAAAAGAATGCTTATGACTATATGGGTATCGCAAAGCTCAATCAGCTAGATGTGACGTTACACGGAACAAATATCAGAGCAGCAGAAGTAGCTTTAGAAGGCAAACAGATTCTTAATCAAGGACAGGCTTCAGTATTAGCAGCAGAGAAGGAATTTCATAATTCTATTCAGTCTGAGTTTGGTAATGCAGCAGCTATTGGTACGAATGAACATCGAGCTTATCAAAACCTGGCTTATTCAATTTATTTAGGATTGGCTAAACGTGGTGAGAACATCATTAAACGTGATGAGAAAGGTAATCCAATCATCAATAAAGAAATGGCTAAACAGGCATTCGATATAGCTACAGGTGGAACGTATAAACAAAAGCTAGGTAAGAATACCAATTACATCTTTATGCCATATGGATTTACGCAAAACAGTTTTGAAGATCACATCAAAAATCATTTTAGAACTCAGTATCGAAAAGAGACAGGCTTTCTTCCTCCTGACGAAGACATTTTAAAGACACACGTAGTACAACCTGTACCTAATGCTACTGGATGGTTCATGTTCTTACAGCCTAATGGCAAAGTGATGAAAAATCCTAAAACAGCAAAACCGTACATCATGAGAATTTGGAAATAACAAGGAAAATAAATGGGCTTATTAAGTGGAGAATTTACAGAACAAGACTTAGCCTTTGATGAAACGAAATTAACAGATCCTAAGAAGTTCAAACGTGGAACACTATCTGACATCGGACTAGGAGCAGTATCAGGTGTCGCTAAAGGTGTTACATCCGTATCTAACGCTGCAAGCCGATTAGTTGAAGGTGATGAAGTTGCAGATAAACGTATGCAACAAGCAAATGAAGCTTTCACTCCACTTAATCAAGGCACAGCAGGACATATTGCTTCAGGCATCACAGAAGTTGTATCAGCAGGGGCAGTAGGCGCACCATTAGGACCTTATGGAATGGCTGCTACAGTAGGCTTAGGTACAAGAGCAATTGAACATACCAAGCTTACACAGCAACTTGGCGTAGACCAAGACACAGCAGATACAGCATCTAATATTTATGGAGCTACAAACGCTGCTTTAGCCTTTTTACCTGTATCTAATGTATTTAAAAAGTCATTAGTGGCTGACTATGCAGCTTTAGTTGTTGCACCTACAGCAGTAGGACAAGGTTTAACGTATGCAGAAGGAGCTTATTTAGATAGCAAGGGATATGAGAAACAAGGTCAACAATACAAAGACATGGCTACAGATCCTACAGCTATTCTAATGAACTTGGGTATTGGTACAACTTTCTTTGCAGCAGGACGTTATATGAATGCTAAAGGGAATGCAGATCTACCTGAAGCAGAAGTCCATAAAGCTGAAGCAGATTTCAATGCAACAGTTGAACAGGCTCAAGCAGATGCCGATGTATCTAGTATGCCTAATGTAGCAGAGACAGTAGATGATTTAGCACAACATGAAGCTAACTTGAATCAAGCCATTGAACAGGTGATGAAGGGCGAAAAGGTCAACATATCTGAAGCTACAGGTGGCAAACTTAAAACACTAGATGATGTTAAAAAGCATATTCAAGCCAATCAGAAGAAACAACCTACACTTGAAGAACTGACAGCTAAAATGTCGGCTAACATTGGAGATAGATTAGCATCAAATAAATTCAATAATACAGCTAACAATACCTCTATTAAAATAGATATTAAAGCTCCTGTAGCTCCTAAGAAAGATCAACTTGTTAAAGATACATATCAACTTGCACAAGCAGCAGGATTCAGTCCTGCACAAGCTAGAGCATTAGTTGGAGAAGTAGGTAGAGAAAATGGATTCAATCCTAATACTATGTTTGGCTTTCATACTGATCAGGCGAACAGTAAAAAGAATGGTGGTATCTTTAGTTGGCAAGGAAGTAGGGCTACAGCTTTAGAAGCTCATATGAGAGCTAAAGGCTTAGTAAATGCGAATGGAACATTTAAACAGACCAATGAATCTTTACAGGCTCAATTCGAGTTTTTAAGAAAAGAGATAGAAGCTAATCCTAAATGGAAGGCTAACTTTTTGGATAAGAAAAACATTACCAACGATGAAGCAAGATCTGCTTTAGGTGGTGCAGGTTCAGTTATTGGATGGGCTAGAGGACAGAATAAACTGTCTAGCGGCAAAGCATTCGATTGGAGATCCCACGAAGCTACAGCTAATAACTATTCAAATATGGTAGATGGACAACCTACAAGCCATGTTTTTGAATCTGAACCAACCACAGCTCTAGAACAAGCTCCTATTAAACCTGAATCAAGCTATGAAGGAACAATTGATCGTTTAGACCTAGATAACCTTCCACAAGTAGATGATCTGTTTATCAGTCCGCACGACTTTAATGCTTTTGAACAAAAAGGGGCATGGAATGAAGTAGTAGGAGATCTGACAACAGAACAGCTAGACCTGCCAAGTATGGTATTGGATGAACACGGTAACTTAGTACCTGAATCAGAAATAGAAGTAGCTAGAGTTCCACATGAGACAGACAAGGATCTACATAAGTTTTTAGAAGATCTATTTGACGATATGTCTCAGACTCCGATTCCACATACAGCTAAAGGTGTCAAAGTTAAAGATGACTACACACAGCCTTTAAATGAGCTTAAACCTGACGACAGCATTTCAGTTGAATGGAAAGAAAAGCAAAGATGGGAAGATAAGAAGTATCACAAGGAATTGAGCAGATCCTACAAAGATAAGGATGGAAATACAGTTCAAGAGCTTCAGTATCGTGGCTCGTATGTGCGTAGAACGATAGATGGTAGCCATAAAACTAATTCTATTCACGTAGGACGTTCAGGAAGAAGCGATTTTGTGGACCATAAAGGCAATAAAGAACTAGAAACAGCCTTAGACCGTATTTTTGATGAAGGTCGAGCATTCGGCTATCTCTCTCAGATCCCTAAAGGACAACAAACAATAGACAAGCTAGTCGCTAACCCAGACCTAGTTATTTCATCTAAAAAAACAGGTGAAGACCTGACAGCTCAACAATGGAAAGACAAGCTAATCCGTGAACAAGACAATATACAAATGATGGCTAAAGCAATGAGTACATTAGCCAAGTGTGCATTAAAACAAGCAGCATAAAAATAATAAGAGAATTGAATGAAGAACGAATGTAGAACAGCCGTTGAAGGCGTATTAGGACGTAAACTGACAGATAAAGAAGCAGACTTGTTAGAACAACAATTCATTAAAGCTAGTCGTGAACTTCCTCAAGAAGACATCAAAGCCTGGAAGAGTATGTCAGACGAAGAACGTGCTGAAGCTATTGCTGACAGAGCAATTAAGAACTATACAGATCAGCACATCAAAGAAGTAACTAATCTGATTAATGATCTTGAGATCCGTGAAGCCTTAGAGCATGAACTGACTTCTCATTCAAAGCTCAACCCATTAGAAGCGTTAAATCGCAAACTTGTAATGTTCACAGATCAATCTGGTATCCAATCAGTTGAACATCATATCCAAGCTATCGAAACTAGATATATGGGTGCTTTGGCAGATGTATTTAGCAAAACTCAAAAAGGCTTAGGCTATCTAATAGATGCAGATAAAGTAAAACTACTTGTTAAAGAGATCTTCGGTAAGCCTTCAGGAGATGCTGAAATAGCAGGACTCGCTAAATCAGTACAAGACACATTAGAACAGCTCAGACTTCACTATAACCGTTATGGGGGTGATATTAAAAAGCTTGCTAACTATGGTATCCCTCAATCTCACAGCCACTATAAAGTCATCAGTAAGGGGCAAGATGGATGGGTAGATTATACCTTTCCATTGGTAGACCGATCTAAATACAGACATGAAGCAACAGGCAAGCTTATGAATGATGCTGAAGTCAAAGAAGTGTTAAAAGCTGTCTACAATACCATTGCTTCAGAAGGACATAACAAAGCTTCAGTACAGACTCATGCAGTTCAATCAGAATCAGATCTACCTGTAGGCATGAACATGCAAAACCTACATCAACATCATCGAGAAGTACATTTTAAAGATGCGGATGCTTGGGTTAAGTATCAAGAAGACTTTGGAGAAGTAAACTTCCATGACTTACTCAGTAACCATGTAAGACGTATGGCAACTGAAATAGGCATGATGCAGACATTTGGTAGCAATCCTGAAAAGCTCGTCAAACAGCTAGGACATGACTTACTCAATAAGATGATGCAAGATCCAAAGTATGTTAAAGAGCATCGTAAGATTCAGAAACAAGCAGCTCTTATAAATAAGCATTATGACGAATTAGCAGGACAAGCTCTTCCAATTGACAGCAACTTAGCTCAAGTAGGCGGTATGCTTCGATCTTGGACCGTTGCAACCAAAATGGGTAGTGCATTTTTGACCAGTTTTAGTGACCAAGCTACTATGAAACTTGCTTCAGAGATGCATGGTATCGCTTATACAAAAGTCTTTGGCAAACATATAAAGCAGTTTAAAAATAAAGAAGATAGAGAGTTTGCTATCAGTATTGGTTTAGGTGTCAGAGAAATGACCAATGCCCTTGTAAGGTTTGGAGATGACGATTTAGCTTCAGCTTCAACTAAACTTGCTTCTGCTAATACCAAAACTAGAAAGATAGCCAATGCCGTGATCAGAGCTTCAGGCTTAAACCATATTACAGCTTCAGCTAAAAGAGCGTTTGGCGTATCCCTTATGCATCATGTATCTAACCTGAACTCGGTTAAAACTTGGGATCAGTTAGGGCCTAAAGATAAAAAGATGCTAGAAGGTGGTGGTATCAAACAAGAAGACTGGACACTACTACAACAGATCCAAAGAACTGAAGCTCCAACAGGAGAAAAGCTAGTCACGAATAAAGATATATTCAATGCTTCAGATGATGCAATCCTAGCTCATTACAACTTTGACAAGACAGGTTATACAGCTCAAGAACTTGCTGACCATGCTTTTAGATTGAAAGAGCAGTTAGCTAACAAGTATATGAACTATATCTATACAGAATCTGATTCGGCAGTGCTTTCTGTGGGAGCTAGAGAAACTGCTTTCATGGGCTTAGGTCGTGAACGTGGAACAGTAACGAATGAACTTACTCGCTTCTTTTGGCAGTTCAAACAATTTCCGCTTGCTATGATCATGCGTCAATGGACTAGAGGTATGGCTCAAGGTACACCACAAGAAAAGTTTGTATATTTTGCAAAGCTATTTGCTTATACAACTGTGATGGGAGCTTTAGTGAGTCAGATCCAAAACCTAACACAAGGTAAAGATTTAGATGATCCGACAACCTTAGACTTCTATATGAAGTCCATAGTCAAAGGAGGGTCGGCTAGTTTCTTGGCAGATGCAATTTCTGCTACTTCAGATCCAACAGAACGTAGTGTGAAGGACTTTATTATTCCTGCTGCATTCAAAGATGTAATGTCAGTTGGAACAATGGTATCAGGAGCAGGAACAGCTTATCTTTCAGAACGAGAATCAAGCTATGGAGCTGAAGCTGTAAATACAGTTAAGAACAACATTCCATTCCAAAACGTATGGTACAGTAGGTTGGTGTTCGATAGGATTTTGATTTCTGAACTTCAAGAAATATTCGATGAAGGATATAGAGAACGTAAGCAGCGTAGACAAGAATCAAACTACAACATGAGCTACTGGTGGGATTTAGATAATGACACTATAGAAGCTCCTGACATCAATATTAAAGAATAATAGAGCTATTAATAGAACTAAGAATGAGCAAAATTGAAGAATATAAATCAGAGCTAGTCCGTATTCAGGACATAGCTATATTAGACACAGTTGATCTAGTTGAACGTGCCAACGGTTGCGATAAAGAAACGAAAGTCGGGAGAGGTGATGCATTTTGGCTGTATAAGTCTGCTAACCAAACTTTGGCGATTGCAGCACGTATCGAACAGCTACTTGAAAACCGTAACAAGATTCAAAACATCACAACAACAGAAGAAGAAGAAAAACAAAAAGAAGCTGAAGCTGAAAAGCTCCTTCAATCAGTTCGTAAAGAGCTGACTAAACGTAAAAAGGGTACTAAAAAGGATGGCAAAGAAGGCTAATACAGCTAACTTTGTTGAGTTCTATATGTTGTGGGGTCTAGTCAATGGATGGCAGATCCCCGACTTCCATATAACAGTTTGTGAGTGGCTTGAAGACTTTGGCAACTTAGGTTTGCTCATGCTTCCTCGTGGACATGCTAAGTCAACCATATTAGATGTATATAACGCTTACAGACTCTATAAGAATGCAGATGAATTAATACTCCATCAAGGAGCGACTGATCCCGATGCTTATAAATGTAGTCGTGGAACTCAACAAGTATTAGAAAAACATCCCTTAACTTGGAATAAACAGAAAGCTAAGGGCGAAACACAGAAATGGTGGGTGCAAGGCTCTTCAGACGTTAAGCATGGTTCATTACATGCTAGAGGTATCTTATCTAATGTTACAGGCGCACGTTCTACTTTCATTCAAAATGATGACGTAGAGACTCCTACAACAACAGCGACTCCTGAATCTAGGGAAAAGCTCAGATACAGATTAAGTGAACAGATCCATATTCTAGTACCTGGTTCTCAACGTCTATTTATTGGAACTCCCCATACCTTTGATAGCTTATATACACAGATCCAAGAAGCAGGAGCAAATTGTTTAATTCTTCGTATGTTCCAATATGAAGCTCGATTTACTTCAGGGGCTTTAGAAATCTCAACTACATTTAAGCCTGAATACTTGTTTAGTGGTATTGGCACACAAGCCAAACTATTGAATGAATTTGACGACTATAAAATAGAGAAGAGAGAACATGACTACCTGATCAATCTAACAGCTAAACATGGCTTACTCGATGTCTATGCAGATGCGCTTTGGGCTGACAGATTCACGCCTGAAGTGATGGAAGATCGTAGAAAGCAATGTAATACAGTTAATGAATGGGATTCACAATACCAGCTCCATGCGAAGCCTGTAGGTGAAATTAGATTAGATCCTGACAGACTCATACCATATAACGATGAAGTAACTTGGCATAAAGCCAATGGTCAGACTCAGATGCTTTTAGGCGAGAAGATGATTGTATCTGCAACTTTAAAACTAGATCCTAGTTCAGGCAAAACTAAATCAGATGTATCAGCAGTTGCTTTGGTCCTTCAGGATGAGAACGGAAAACTCTACTGGCACAGATCAGTAGCTTTAACAGGTGAGATAGCAGTTACAGATGACAAAGGACAAATAGTAGGTGGTCAAGCTTACCAATTAGCTGACATCGTAGAAGAGTTTAAACTTCCTTCAATAATTGTTGAAACAAATGGTATCGGGGGGCATGTACCTTCAATACTTAGATCTGTATTTAAGAAACGAAACATCTATTGTGGTGTACGTGAACTACATGAAACGCAGAACAAGAATAAGCGTATCCTAGCAACACTAGAAGCTCCGTTATTATCAGGATACTTATATGCACATCAGTCTGTTTTACAAGTGAATGGACAGGATAGTCCTCAAGTAAAAGAGATGCGTTTATTTGATCCTTCAGTAACAAATAACAAAGATGACTATGTAGATAGTTTGGCAGGCGCAATTTCTGCGGAAGCTATCCGAATTGGTACACACAACCACTATCCAACATACAACAGCAACAACAATTGGCAAGCACATAATCAATATCATGAGATGAAACTTGACTTTTAATAATAGCTCTATTAATAGAGTTAATTAAATAAAACTACTTAGGAATAAAAATAACAATGACAGTAGAAAATACAGCACCATTCATAGAATATGAAGCAAACGGATTTACAAAGACTTTTAGCCTTCCATTCTTTGTTTATGGCAAAGATAACATTTCAATAAAAGTGGATGAAAAACTGATTAGCTCATCCGTTTACGAATATGATCCAACAACAAATGCAGTAGTATTTTTTAAAGCACCATTTAAAACTGCAAAGATAGCGATATATCGAGATACACCTTTAGAGCGAAGTACCAACTATAAAACGCATGACAACTCTCTGCGTCCTGAAACACTGAATAGTGACTTTGATAAACTATGGTACGCCATACAAGAACAGAGTTTTTTATATAAAAATTACGAATCCGTCATAAACAATATCATTTACAACGGTATAGATGATTTTCGCTTATTGCCACAAGCAACAGAGCTGAAAGGGGATGAACTTATTGCTATCAGTCAAAATGAGAAGAACCGTACAGCTACAGCCAACCAACTAGCAAACTTGCTTGATAGACTCACAGAACATCCTGAAGTTATTGAAACAACAGTTCCAAGATTCTCAGCAGATTGTTGGACTATTGATGGTGTAAGAAGCATGTCATTCTGTATCGTTGGTGACACAGATGATGGTTTTGAAGCTCACTATACATCACGTAAAAAGAATGACTTTGCCGCAGCTATTTTCTTCAGTGAAGATAAATATATGCACCCTTATCTGAGCTATGAAACTAAGAAAAACTTCACCAACTGTACTTTAAGCTTCACAGTAGATATTGAAGGAGATGCTCCATCGCTATTAGATGAGAAACTTGGCTTAGTTATGACTGTTATTGTTAATGACAATAGCACAACAGGACAGACTCCCTACTATTTAAGACTCGCTAACCTAGCAACGCCTTCAACATTAACAGCTACTCATGCTGATATTACGATTGATTGGAACACTGTAATTAGTGGCTTTATGGAAGATATACCTTTTCCAAAAAATGATATTGACCGTATCTTTATAGGCTGTTTAACAAAAGGCTTCGTTGCTACCTCAACTGATCCATTAGCTTCACCACAACATGCAAAGCTAAAAGTATCTAAATTACGAACATCAGGGATTAATGGTACATACAACCGTAGATCTATGAAGATACCTCAGCATACTTTAGGGATGTGTACAGGCTACGATGACAGTTACAACGTAAACCCAAGACGTATTATCAAGAACTGCTATGACTTAGGCTACCGTGGTCTAATCAACCATTATTGTGGTATGTCACATTATTACGATCAGAAATGGGATGCAGGACAACAGCGATTCGTAGTAACCAAAGCAACAGATGCACCTACATATAATTTACTAAATAGAGAAGCTACAACTTGGCACAAATCATTTGCGAATAACGCATATGACAACCATCTAAAAGCTATATTTTCAATCTCATATGAAATGTACAGTGAAGCTGCCGAGCTAACCTGGACTCAAAGAGATTGGTCAGATAACTATGGATATACAGGTTATGAACCTCCTAGTTATCTTTTAAGTCCTTGTAATGCAGATGCTATGTCATGGCTTCAAGGTGTATTTGTTGAGTTCGCTAAGATCCTTCACGATGCAGGGCATGTCCCTTATATGCAAGTTGGTGAACCGTGGTGGTGGATTAATCCTAATGGTAAACCATGCGTTTATGACTATCCAACAAGAGTAAAATTCAATACAGAAACAGGATTCTTTGCACCTGAAATACCGAACCGCATGAGCAATGTTAGTGGTGAAGTTTATGATTCATTCTTAAATTTCCTTCAGAAAGAGCTAGGACAATCCGTCCTTGATATTCGTACAGCAGTTAAAAATGCTTATCCTGAATCTCAAGTCTCAACTCTGTTTTTCTTACCTAGTATTTTAGGGGAAGGTAGTGGTATAGCTGCTAAGATTAACTATCCTGTAGATCACTATAAATATCCCAACTTAGATTTTATCCAAACTGAAACCTATGATTGGCTTATCGTTGGTGAGTTTAATAAGGCACTAAGAGGATTTACCTCAGCCATAGATGAACTTGAATACCCACCACATTTAGTACATTACTTGGCTGGATTTGTACCTGATAACTTCTTAGGCAAACTCATCAATCCTGAGTACGAACTTGAAGCAGATGGTGCAAAAGTTTGGCAAGCTATCATGGGAAATGCTTATCTAGGCAAAGAATACAACGTAGCCAAGCAGTATATTTGGGCTTATAACCAAGTAATGCGTGATGGTTTAGTTGTAACACCACAAGACTTTTTGAAGAAATTTTGGCTAAAAGACAAGCTTTATCTAAGTCAGACAAAAGAAGGGGAAGTAACAGGTGTACCAATAGCCAATATGCCAGTGAACCCAACCCGACCACATAACCCAGAAGAACCAAATATTAAAAATTAAAATGAAAACAGGTGATCTATATCTCACGCTGTTTCTGTTCGCTATCGGCTTTGCAATTTATCTAGCGAAGTCTGTAGCAACTCAAAATCAAGACTCATGGTATGTCATAGGAGCTAAAGCTGTATTAAATGGCTTTACGTCTCTTATGGCTGGTACAGTTTTGTTATGGATGAATGCTCCAACACTAGCAGTTGTAGGACTTGCTGCATTGTTTGGCACATTAGGAACAGAAGCGGTTTGTAAATACTTTAAGTATCAAATCAATAAAAACATCAAAAATATAAAACTAGAAAATAAAGAAGAATAAGAAATGTCATTCAAGCTCGGTAAAAGGAGCTTGTCTAATTTAGAAGGTGTCCATCCTGACCTAGTTAAAGTGGTCAAGAGAGCAATTGAATTAACTGAATGCGATTTTACAGTCACAGAAGGACTTCGATCTAAAGAAAGGCAAGCTCAACTCTTAAAAGAAAAAAAGACAACAACATCCAACAGCAGACATCTAACAGGTCATGCAGTAGATCTAGCAGCATGGGTAGACAATACAGTCTCATGGGAATGGAAATACTACTATCAAATTGCAGATGCTATGAAAAAAGCAGCTTCAGAACTCAATGTCTCAATTGATTGGGGTGGAGATTGGAAGAAGTTTAAAGATGGACCACATTTTGAATTAACATGGTCCAAGTACCCTACCAAGGGCGCAAGCTAAGCTTGTACCCTAAGTGACAAAACAGCCCTTAGCCTTAACAGGTTAGGGGTTTTTTTAGTGTTCGTCATAAGACAGAATTAAATCCATCAATTCATCTTCAGAAGCATTACAAAACTCACGAATACGTTCAGCGACTACAAAAGATGGCGTATAGCCTTCATCTGCATAATTATCTTGCTCAAAGAGAACTTCAGCCATACCGCTAGGTAGATCTAGCCCTTCTTGAATAGCGTCATAAGAATCAATATCAGGGTTTCCGTTCCACTTAATGATAGCCATTGTATATGGAGTACTTAAAGGGTGGCTCAGATCATCTTTCGTAATATCCAACTTACCTATATAAAAGCCTGCTTCTTTCCAACTTGGCAAAGTTGCTGCCCAACCAATAGGACAAGCAACAGTATTGCTGTCTGTCAAAAGCTGTTCATCACTGACGAAGCCAACTGTATTTTTAGTCGGTCTTCTCCAAGAACGAATATCAAAACGGCTAGGATCTAATTTTTCTAAAAAATCTGCTAATTCTAATAATAGGTCTTTACGCATTTCCAGTCCCTCATACCTAGTTTAGTTGATACCACTAAACTCTTTTAATTCATCTGTTTCTGTAAAAATAAAGTCACGTCTATCAATTATCAGGCAATCTTTATTGTGTCTTTTGATTGAACGAATCGCTTTATCTATATCGTGACAATCCCAGAAATTTCCCCATTCAGATCCTGTCTGAGCAATCACTGGAAAGGAGTCTTTATCAAGGTAGATAAGAGCTACAACTAAATGGCTGTTCAACTCATCATGTTTTCGTACAAATACAACTCTATGTGCGAGCTTCAAAATCTGAACTGTGGACTTATTTAATCTAGCTTGGATAGACACTAACTACACCATTCAAAGCCTAATTCAACTATAAGTTAATTATATAGCAACTAAATATCAATTAAAATAGAAAAATATATAATTAATACGACATAAAAAGACGCATTTCATAAAAAAACACTGGCCTTTTAAATTAAATAATGTCAGAATGATATTCAGTTTTAATCATTGTGGTTTTGTAAGATGTCTCTCAAAATAGTTTCTCTTTTCTCTGGTGCAGGTGGTTTGGACCTAGGCTTTAAAAGTGCGGGGTTTGATATTATTTTTGCCAATGAATTTGACAAAGATATTTGGGCAACATACGAACATAACCATCCAGAAACACCTCTGGACAAGCGTAGTATTACCTTAATTGATGAAAATGAAGTTCCTGAATGTGACGGTATCATCGGTGGACCACCTTGCCAAAGTTGGAGTGAAGGCGGTGCAAGAAGAGGCATTAATGATAAAAGAGGACAATTGTTCTTTGATTTTATTAGAATCTTACAAGCCAAAAAACCTTCATTTTTCTTAGCTGAAAATGTAAGTGGAATGTTAGCAGAAAGACATAGTGAAGCTTTAGAAAATATTAAAAATACATTTCAAGAAGCAGGGTATGATTTACATTTCAAACTTTTAAATGCTACTGATTATGGTGTTGCTCAAGATCGCAAGCGAGTTATTTTTATTGGCTTTAGAAGTGATTTAAATATTGATTACTCATTCCCACAACCACATGATGAAACTCAAGCATTAAAAGACATTATCAAAGATTTAGAAGATTCTGCTGTGCCTGCGTTAAATAAGTCCAAACCCAACCCTGAAGCTAAAATAGCCAATCATGAGTATATGACAGGTGGCTTTTCATCTATGTATATGTCAAGAAATAGAGTTAGAAGTTGGGATGAACCGTCCTTCACCATTCAAGCAGGCGGTAGACATGCTCCTATTCATCCAAGCTCCCCTAAAATGATAAAAATTGAAACTGATAAATTTATGTTCGCTCCGAACTCAGAATACCGCAGATTAAGTGTTCGAGAATGTGCAAGAATCCAAAGCTTCCCTGACGATTTTATATTCAAATATAATGATGTAAATCATGGGTACAAGATGATTGGAAACGCTGTAAATGTAACTTTTGCTAAGATTTTGGCTGAAAGTATTTTTAGTGCTTTAGCTAGTTCTGAAAAAAACTCTATCCAAAAAGCAAGTTAAAGTAGCTTGAGAGCATAGAGGTTTCCCCTTATGCTCTCCTTCATTGTTTAAAAGCTAATTGTTTTATATGGTACAGGAGCGTTGTTCATATCAACAGTAGAATCAAACTTTAAACTTAGTGAACTTGAGAGCTTGAACTTTGAGCTTGCTGTATGCAACCTCATGTTAAGAATAAAGTTATTGTCAAATTTCACTACTAAATATCCGTTAGCAGGATTGATATAGGTCTCAATTATTCGACATGCAGGTGGGATATTGGAATAATCTTTTATCTCAATTAATCTTGCAGCAGGATTAAGGGTAACTTTTTCAAAATTTGTATTCCCTACCAAAAATCTGAAATATCTATAAATAGCATCTGGACCAGCATAGGTTACAAGATAATGTCTTACTAAATTACATACATCACCATATAATTCTGTGATCAGATGTGGTGCACGATCTTTTACTAAACTGAATTGATAATTACCCTCCGCATTCATATCAGTGGGTATCACATTATTTTTAAATTTTTGCTCAATAGCAGCTAAATCACTTCTGTATTGTCTGTCTAAAACTGGATCAGGAATACCCAATTGATTTTTAATTAATGCACCTGGTCTTTGATGTTTACAGGCATCATGATTATGTTTTAACGATATGTTTTTAATAGTATTATTGATATAAAAAATTCTTATATCAGTAACATCTCCTTCTTTAGCAGCCGTATCTTTTAGCCTTTCAATTGCTTGAATATTTTGTATAAATAGCTCTTGAGAATACCTAATTGAAAATTCAGAAAAAAGTTGCTGTTGAACAATAGGCAAAGCATGAAAGTGTAATAAATCTCTTTGTTGATCAAATGCTGTCGATCCAATCAAAGAAATATTTTGATTTTGTTGACAGATAATTTCAACTAAGCGAGCTTCTAAGGCTCTCCCAACATTATTTGATGTAGACATAGCCACCCCCTCTTTTTAAATCGAAGAGGATAGCTTGTAACATTTATATAAAAAATGATAAATAAAATTTATTTTTTAATGGTTTATTTGTACTACAAGTTATGTTGATATTCCACAATATTTAACTAAACAGAAATTTCAGCATCTTTAAAAAATGGCTGTTTTCGGACTTTATTAAAGAAACGAATAGCATCTTGTCTATAAGAAAAACAGATAGCTTCTTCTTGATTCTTGGTCCATGTGTATCGAGTCTTATACTCAGCATCAATTTCTTCAACTTGCCAGTAGTCAGACTCATACATGACCGTCTCTCGTTTCAGAAACAGTCCATTCTTTTTTATATAATGGTTGCGAAGCATTACAGGTCTTCAGCTTGATCAACAACGTCTTTTAATTTATTACGCTCTTCAATGTTAGCTTTAGTCGGCTCAACAAGAGCTTTATCTACAGCTTCAGCATGAGCTATTTTAGATACGTCTTTAACCAATTCAGCAAGAGCTTCTAAAGCCGCATCATAATCCTTATTAGTCATCTATATACCCTCAAATATATGGAATAAATATAACAGCCGAAAACATTAAATCACATGCAGAAAGCAGCCGTTTCCGCTTCTTTGCGACTTCAGATGACGCACTAAAATCCTAAAACTACTTTAGATAAGAACAGGGATGCGATTAATCACAATATGAGCGAAGAAGCGGGCAAAATTTTTGAGGTGTATAGGTACGGACTTTGTACCTACTTAGATTCTAATTTAAAATTAGGGTGCTGACCTGAAGCCATTAGAAAGACAGTCCATGTTTGTTTGTTTGGCTGTCTGTTTCCGTTCTCGTACTTAGTCCATAAAGAGCCATCTGAAAGCCCTGCAAGCTTGGCAGCTTGTGAAGCTGTTAAACCTAAATCAATTCTTAAATCTTTTATGTGTTCAGGTTCAGGAGCTTCTACTAAAAAGTTTTCAAAAGTCATGTTGTCAAATTTACCCATTTAAAAAGCTCCATATTTCAGGAGCTTGATATTATCATTTAATTCAATTTTAAGGTACGTTGTCCTTTTAGCTTAATCGTTTTTTCAAGTTCATTTAAAGCTCTAATGACAGAGTGATAACCAAGTACACCGTTTGCAGATCTCAGAATAAAACCCGATTTGTGCATCATCCAAACATGGTACGGCTTTTCATATTTGCCTTTCGTATCTTTAGAAATTATATAAACCTCTCCTGACTCAACTTTTACAACTTGAACAATTTTATCTATATCAACCTTAGCCATTACAGGAACAGCAGCAGGAAGGCGAACAGCTAAACGGCTAAGAGCTTCAGTTTTAAATACTTGTGCATTCATCTTTTAAGCTCCCATAACAATAAAAGTTATAGCCTGATTCTTGCTAGATACTTTTGCACAGTTAAAACAGCCTGCGAAATATTGAAATTTCAAACTAACAACAGATCGGCAGAATTTACACAAGCTCACTGTAGGTAGTTTAGATGTGCATGGAGATAAAGAAATAATAGTCATGTCTATAGCTCCTTTAAACTCGAACAGATTTAAAGTGTCGAACTAGGTCGCCTTTAACCGTAGTCAAAAAAGAATCTGAACGTCTTAGGCATACCTCGATAAGCTCATAAGATGCCTTATTGATTCTATAAAAGCGGTCTAAGTGGTTTGGGTAATAACCTGAAATTTTTACAAAATAACAAGTCTTACCATTACGAACAGTTTTTAAAAGTTCAGCATGTTTTTGTTGTTTAGCAACATAAGCCAAAGATGAAATATTCTTTTTCATGTCTAAAGCTCCCCTTAGTGGTTGTTGTAGATGTTTGAGCCAATAGTCACAAAATCATTAATCTTTGCATCTTTGCCGTACTGTTCAAAATCAATGTAGCCCTGTAGAGCTTCAGGAATTTCAATACAATTTACGTCAGTCATTAGGTAGTGACCAAAATCGTAGTCGTTCATATCTTCACAGAAATGATTTTCTTCATGCCATTCTTGAGCTGCTTCTAAATTAGGAGCATAGCCATCTTTTACAATCAGACTGAATTGATCTAGATCTTCTTGAAAATGGCTTTCCATGATTAGCTCGATAGCTGTTTCAAGATCTTTGAAGTTTTTAACGTCCATGTACGTTTCTTCACGTAGTCCTTCAACTTGCCAAAATTCAATCTCAGTGTCTCCGATGATGTCACGTAAATCGTCCATATCATCAAAGTAAATATTTAGACCAAATTGGAAAGTGAAAGAGAAAGCTTCTAGACGGAAGTTTTTAGTAGAATCAGATGCTTTATTAGAGAAATCAAATGCGTTCATTTTGTAAGTCCTAGACTATTGTTTTCTGCTAGTCATGGCAGTTGGTACACGGTGTACCTATAAGGTTTTTATCTCTTACCCTATGTCTGTTATTATAGTCGGACTTAGTACCCAATGCAACAATAAATACTTGTTTTTATTATAGTTTAATATGATCAACATCCCCAACTTATGCAGAAAATAGACTAATAAATAATCTTGTTTTAGTTCTGAAATTTCATCATTCTTGGAGCTGTGGCAATCCATTAAACAAACGCTTTTTTAGTGTTTGGGCTTGTCCCAAACTATCCTTATTCAAGGAATATGTAGAAGCTATTTGATCTCTTCTTTCATCAAACTTTATCGCTGCGACAACCATTGAACTTAAAAGATTTTAAGCACAGGGAACAATGTCACACCCCCTTGTGGGGTTTACATTGGTCACGCTTAAAATAAAGTTCAATGATGTTGGTTGTCGTAGATAAGTTAGTGAGTAGGTGTGCAACTAAACATAGTCCAAGCTTTTGCTTCTGCGTTAGGGATGTTGGCTCTGCTCGATACGAATGTATCGACCTGAAAGGCAACTAGCCCGACCTGAAAGGTAACGCCCATACATATTACTAAAACAGATAAAGAAGTAATCATTAGTACAAATGTACTTATAAAGAGTTGGCATAAACTACCAAAACAGACTAAAAACAGCTCAAATTTCGTGGAACATAAAAAAGCTGAAGTTTTGATGCTTCAGCAAAATTATAAGTTATTGATATTCAACATTTAGCTAAGGAGCATTTCGTATAATATCCATTATGTTAAATATCGACAAAAACGATTAATAATTTAAAATAAATCTAATAATACTATGCATTATTTCTTCTTCTGCTCTTTCGACTTCTTATAAGCCTTATAGAGTCCAAGTCCTGCCAAAATTGGTAAGCCTAAAGGATTTAGTATAGTGCCGTATAAAGCAATTGCTGAAGCTGAACTTAATGTTCCTACATGACTTATACTATTTAAGCCTTTGTCATCTAACTCACTTTTCTTTAATGCTTCTACAACATCACCAACTTCATCACTGGTAATTTTAATAATATCCTTTACCTGATCTTTCATAATAACTTTATCAGTAAGACTAGCTAATTTTAATCTAAGATCAGGTGTTAATAACATATATAGATCTTGGTCAACTAAAATATTAACTCTATCTGTAGAAGGGGCTGTTATATAATCTTCAGGTGTATAGCTATTTAATATTTTCTGAAAATCACTATTTGGAATAAGAGTAATAAAACAACCTATATTAAAGGCATCTTTTTCAACTTTAGCTAAATGCTCTGCTATATCTTCTAAAATCTCAAAATATAAAGAAGGTTTCTTTTCAATAATACCGCACAACATAAAAATAAATTCAACATTAATTGCTGTTTCACCTTTTTCAATACTTCTATATGTTGCATGACTCATATTGAACATCTTACCCATATCAGCTTGAGCAATCCCCATAGCTTTACGAATATGAGTAAGCATGAGTCCTGAGATAGCACTTAATGAAGTTTGATATTCGACTGCTGGTTCAAAGTTAAAAGACATTTTCTTATCCTTTAGTAGTTTCCATGTATTTTAGCAAATACCAACACAAAAAGAAATATCTGTAAATTGTTGGAAATTCCTTGCATTGTTAAAAAAACCTATTTATAGTTCGTTCCATGAGGTCACAACGACAAACTGAAATTAAGGAAATGAACATGACTACTCAACTTATCAACGAAGCAACTTACAACGCTTTTATCACTATCCCTGTAGAAGATCGTGATCCTGCAATCCAAGAACAAATTGAAGCCTATGAAGCTCAAAACAACTTAAATGTAGATGCTGAAGAACATGCTCCTGAAGCTTCTGTAGAGCCTGCTGTAGCTCCTGAAGAAGTGGTTGATACAAACACTCAACCTGTTAGCCAAGATGCTGCTAACGATGAATCTGAAGCTTCTGAATGGACTGTAGAAGGTGTTGAACTGGATACAGAATTAGCTGAACAGATGAAGCTGTCTTTAGATGTTTTGGATGATCAACTGTCTATTGCAGATCAGCGTTACAAGAACTTCCTTGCTCTTGCTGCTAAGGCTACATGCTTGGTTAAGTGGACAGGTCCTTTTATCTTAGATGTACGTGTAAATGATGAAACAAAAGACTTGGATTTCGCTAAACACGTTGCTAATACATTAGGTTTGTTGAGCTTCAATCATTTGTTAGCTGAGTCAGTGTTGAATAAGGAAATTAAGGAATATCAGGTAAAGAATAAGTATGTGACGATTTGCTCTGTACCATTACAGGCTAAACGTGATAGTGCTGTAGCTAAATACGATGAAGCGAAGAAAGGTTGTCAGTTTGTGGTCCATACTCAAGCAATGAAGTATGAACATAACGATGACTTGAACATTGCTAAACTTGAAAACATCTTCAGCTCAGAAGAAATTAAAGAGTCATATAAAGAGACATCGACTCCTATTCTACGTGTACGTTTGACTCAACAAGAATGGGTTGAAAAGCATGAAGAACGTCTTGTTGAACTTGTAGCTCAGTTCAATACACAACATAAAGCGATTGCGCCTAAAGTGAAGGCTGAAACATTTAAAGCTTGGTCTGGGATTCTGCTTCTCGCTGCCCTTTGGGATAAAGCTGTCTTTACTGACATGGTTGCTTTGATGAATGAATTGGTAGGTACACAAGGGCTTGAGGTTAAAGAAAAGTTAGCTTGTGCCTTGTCTGTAGTTGTACCTGAATACGAACAGCTTATGACTCGCTTTAATGCTGAACAGCACATCACAACTAAGCTTGTAGGCAGTTTGGTTAAAGGGTTTGGTTTAACTGATTATGAAGTTAGTAAAGGTTTCTTTGATCTTGGTATTTCAATGAAAGATAATAAAGGTGGGTATAATCTTTCGACTCTAAAAGCAAAAATTAGTGAAGTTGTTAAGGACGAAGATTCAACGATTCAAACGTACCTAACAAAACTTCAAACTAAACCTGAAATGAAGCAAGCTGCTTAATCTAAACAGGTTCAACCAATAACAGGCTTAGTATTCGATTTACGCCCTCTTGAAGCTAATTCATCAGGGCTTTTTCGTTTGCGTGTTTTGGTCGGACTTCTTGGATACTCATTCGCATCTGAACGGATTGCAGACTTCTTATCCTGCTTACGCTTCTCACGCTCCTTTGCACGTTCATCATCGGTAGTAGATTCAGTCCTAATCAAGTTATATTGCTCTGCTAGGATCTTATCTGCTTCATCCTTACCCAATACATCATAGGCTGCCTTAACAACAGCAACTCGAATAAAGTCATTCAACGAATACGGTCTACCCATTTCATCAATTGAAGCCTTTGCAGCTTCCTTGAATAGACGATCCTCTTCATAGAAGACAGGTACAGTTAAGTGCTTACCAAGATTCAAACGATCCCTTAAACCTGGTTCAATCGTACTTTTTTCATAAATGTTCTTGTGCAGCAAGTTACGTGAAAACTCGGACTTAAAGTTCTCATCATCCAACACAACTTCAGGGTTTGCCTGGATCTCGTCTAGGTCATCACCAAAACCTATTTTCGCTTTTAACTTGCTCATTATAGGATCTCCACCAAGAACTCATTAAACTCATCTTTAGCTTTTGAACTACCCATTTCCAAAACTGACAAGCCTTGTACAGAAGCATCACGGAACTGTTTACGGTCACGGATCACAGTATTGAGAATCTTGAATTTAGGGAGCGTATGAAGCAGTTCAATTGAATCTGCCACTTCAGTTGATTTTGAGTTTGAAGGGGCTTTGTTGACCACAATAAACGGCTCAAGCTTTTCATTGACTTTTTGGAAGGTGTTAAACATCTTCAACACGAATGGCAATACTTCAACATCAGCTTGGCTTGGTTGAGTTGGGACAATCAATTTATCTGCTACTTGCAAGGCACTACGGAACTCTTCACTGTCACGCCCTGCAACGTCCAAAACTACATACTTATATTTCTTTTGTAGATCGAGCAGGACCTTCTTCAAATCGCCTTTATGGTGCTCTGTATCGATCAGATTTTCTGTTCTACGCTTTGACCATTTAACGGCAGATTGTTGGTCATCAGCATCAACTAAAACTGTATCCCCTTTTTTGCTTAAAGCTACAGCTAAGTTAGTGGCTATGGTAGTTTTACCTACTCCACCTTTTTGATTTGCAATCGTAATAATAGGCATTTCTATATGTTCTTTAGCTTATCCAATAGAGCTATTGTATTCTTATAAAACCATAACAACAACTACAAATATTCTTTAGTTTGTAACAGGATAAGGTATGATATACAGCATTAATTTGGGGGGTATTATGAAGCTAGAAGACAAAATATATGGAGCTATCGGACTAACTGTCTTCCTTACTATTGCTTATTACTACGCATATTCTTTTGTTGACCTTCATTTGAGCAAATTATGTGACAAATATGTGTGTTTTGAATTTCCACCTTATGCAGATTTTTTAGCAATATGGTCAGCAATCATCGGTCTATACTTTGTTGTCACATCTTTAGATGCCTGGAAAGATCAGGATAAATATCAAACAGCTAAAATTAATCTGGTTAAGTTGCATGAAATTGACTCTATTCTTTTAAAATTTAAAAACAAATTATCTAATTTCGATGAATGTTATGTCGAATACTTTCCAAACAGTTTATCGGATAATGATATAAAAGAAACAAACTCATTTAAAAAGTATAAAGCAATCAAAAGTCGTTTAAAAATCCAAGAAAAACTTGAAGAATGTGACCTAGATATAAACAAAAAAAGTGTTAATCTATTTCAAAATGATTTTGAATCTTGTATAAATTTAGCTAAAACCTATATACAGGAAATAGAAATAGAAATTAGTAATCTTAATAATAAAAAAAGGGTTGAAATAAATAATAAAATTACTGAACAGCAAGAGAAAAAAAGAAAGGAAGAAGAATTAATTGAAAATATGTCAGAAGGATACGCTAAAGATTTATTAAAAATAGCACATGGAGCTAGTAATTATTCATTCTCACTAAATCCAACTTCAAATAATGATACAGATAAACTAGATATTAATTACAAAGATTTGAAAAAAATAACGGAATCTAAGAATAATGAGTATATGAAATTCAGTTCTTTGTTAGGAAAAATTCAAACTAAAGTTAATGGAAAAATAGGTTAAAAATTTAGTATAAAAAATCCCCTGCTCCAATTAAGTAAACAGGGGTAAAGGATAATCAGTCTTTATAATAAATACCCTTCGCTCCAATGGCTTGAAGGGTAATAAGTTGTAATAGTGAAATAGAATGTCTGTCATCTAGATTTACATCAATTAAATGTAGAGTTACTAGAAAGCTTGTGATGATACATAAAGTGATAATAGTAGGGATCATTAGTAATTTCCAAAGTGAGTTTTAATATCTTTCATGTTGTCGTCAAATGATCCGTACAAGTCATCAATACCATAATCAATGTCTAGGTCATCTGAATATTCGTTTTCATATTTGAGGAAGGTGTATGCCATTTCAGCATCAGCATTGAAGGCTGTTAATACACCTTTCTTGTAGTCTTGGCGGATCTCGTCAAGGTGAGCATATAGCTCGTCATCAATATCAGCTTCTTCAACTGATCTGCCGTTATATAAACCTGTTTGTAAGATCTTTGCTTTTACGATGTTGTTGTACTCTTTTTTTGATAATTTTTTCATTCCTAGTCCTGGTTAATCTTTAAAGGGAATGCTTAGTTCCCTCGCCCTTTTGAGTATTGCTTCAGCTTCTTCAGCGTTAATGAAATACTCAGTATGTGTATGTTCTTTCTTTTTGTGGTCTTTATATTTGATGATGCGTTTTGATGGGATTCTTTCAGGATAAATCTCTTCCAATAGGCTATGTACCTGGTCCTTGTCCATCTCAACTAGCATTGATAAATCATAGGTTGAAAGGAACTGATCTAGTTCCTCCCATGCTCCCTTAAACTTATTCAAAATCACTAGATTCAAGTTCTACTTTCAGTTTACGTGCTAACCAAACTAAGCCTTTACCTGTCACTCGTACTTGTGTTCCATAATTTGAAGCTACAAGTTTTAAATGGTTACGGTCATGTGCAGCAAATGGTTTGTAAGTTGCTGAAGTCTTTCCATATATCCATCCGTTAGCTAATAGCCAATCAGTAAGATCTTTAGGACGCATTTTAAGAAGTTTAGCTGTATCTCTTATGGTGTATGTGTTGTCACGATTAGCAATGATGTCATATACATCTGCTTTAGGCTGAATCACTTCAATTACTTGTTGTTGTTGAGCTACTTGAAAAGCTAGTTGTTCTTTCTGCTCTTCTGCTTCAATTAAGCACTGTAAGGCTTCTTTATAGTTGCTTGGTAGTCTTGGTTGTTGTACTGCTTTCTCAAGCTCTAACCAACGATCAACTACAGTACCTAAAAACTGTGGTGAGAGTTGAGCAACAAGAACCATTGTGTCTCGTTTACCTTGTTCACCTTCAAATACATATAGTTTTGGAACTGTACCATTTGCAGATCTAATCCCATCCACCATTGGTGGTTGGACAATTATTCCTGATTCTATAAGACGTTCTACAGATCTCTTAACGCTGTCATGTCTTACTTGAACTAGATCAGCTATTTCTTGGCTAGTCATACGGATTGCTGTTGAATCCATATTAGGAATAGCTGTAACAATAGCTGTATTAAATGTTGTAGAATTTTGAGTTTGTAATGATAATGAAGTCATAATTTATATCCTTTATATATACGTGTTTTGAGTCCGCTTATAATCCTGATTGGATGCAGACTTAATATTTTGAGTTGTGTTTTTTTATAGTCAGATAGGTTTTTAAATATGGGCTGACTATGCCCCACTAATGTTTTTATTGTTTTCTTTATGTTGATAAGTATATCAAAATCAAAATAGTATTGCAACACCTTGCAAAATATGTTAGTGAATCATAAAAATACCAAGTAAACATTGGATAAAATAAAATTATTTGATCTTAATAACCAATAATCCATTTTCACCTTTAAATTTTGTTGGTTTTAAATCATACCAATCAAATAAATCTTTTGCTTTTGGAGTTCTATTAATTTCTAAAGCTTCATAGATTGTTCTTAATCTCTCTTTTGCTTCAGCGTTAGAAATAAAATCACTTAAACGTAAAGCTAGTCTAGTCTGGATAGTGCGTTTATTGTCTGTAGCAGCAAATTGGGCTTCATACAGTTCATCAATATCTTTATTTCTATAGCGCAATGCTTTGATCTTTTCAGGTCCAAGAGCATCATAGTATTTAGCAAAGTTCTTATTTCGAGCATCAATCAAGGCAACGATTTGATCATCTTGCTTCTCTTTAGCAGAAACGTACTCTTCCATCGTTTCACTAAAACTTTGATAACCACTCAAGAGCTTAGACATACCTGAGATTGGGCTAGTAAATTGAACCTGTTTTGATTCATCAGTTAATAGCTCACGGAATGAAGCTGAATAACCTGAAGCGTTATGATCAACGCCTTCAACATCACGTACTACATACGTTGCTTCCATAGCTTCAAAAGATTGAAGTTCTGATTTTAAAGCAACATCAGATACATAGAATTGTTTGGTTTCATCGTTTAAGAAAATGTATGGATCTTTACCGATACTGTCTAAAAGTGCTTTTACAACAGCAGGCTTATCTTTATTGGTCGGACTATTCAAAGCTTCAAGTAAATCGTTTGAACCTTTAATCTTAGTCAGAACATTTGATTGCCATTCTTCCTTAGTGCAACTTGCAACTTCAGGAACATTGCTCAATAAAATATTGATAGATTCGTTATATTGGCTGTCTCTTAAACGACCACAAATTTGAGGTACAAGGACTGCAAAATCAATCTTGGTATAATCACGTAAACCATTAATGATGATGTAGGTTTTACCATGCTCATCATAAATATCAGCACCTTCGAACATTGTAGAGGTATAGAAATTCAGCTTACCTACTGGCTTTTCTACAACATCGTCAACTAATCCCCATGCACCTAATTTAGTATCTAATTTCTTTTCATTACGAGCAGACTTAGAACAAATCAATCGGATCTCATCACGATTAAAAACAGGCTTTCCATCAGTACCTACAATCTTGCTTAACCACTCCATAACTTGAGTGATTTCTTTGACACTGTTATAAAAAATATGTGCGTTGCCTTCTTCACGACCAAGTAAGAAGCTCAAACATAAATTAAATAAGGCATTGTTGATACTTACACCTTTATCTAATCTTTGTAGGTTAAATTTAACAGCTCTTACGTTATCCCATTCAATTGTACATAAAGGTAAATGTCCGATCAGATCAGGGAAATATTCACGTTTAGTTGGTGTAGCTGTCAAAAATACATACGATGCAAACTTACTGTAGTTATGCAGAATGAACTCGCATTTAGGGGCTTTGAATGAACCTAAATTAACAAGGGTATGCGCTTCATCAACAAGTAGCTTGAACTCACCTGGAACAAAACCTTTAATCTTCATCAAGGCAGGGAGTGAATCAAATGTGCAGATAATCTTTCTTGGCTTTGAACGATCTGCTAATTGTTCAGAAATCTCAGCATCATTATCAGTCCATTCACCACCACGCTTAATGATATTGATATGGTCTAGGTGATCGTTATCAGCAACTTTAGATTTGAGTAAATTAACGTATGGTACTAATACCACATAATCAACGTAATTTCTTAAAACAAGCGTTGTACCGCCACAGCCAGTAATTTGTTTATTTATATAGCAATTTTCAGGAAAGTCTTTAATAAGATCTGAAAGGCGTTTAGAAGAGTCGCCTGCTTTGATTGTAATTGTGTTTTCTTGAGTGTTTTGCTCGATACTTACGGCATCGTCAATGATTAAATCTTGTAATTCCATTATTGGGTGTACCTAAATAGGTCTTATATTTTCATGTCATTTATATATGTTTAAGCAGTTAGAGGGTGCTTATCCCCTGTTTCGGATATTGTATAAAATCTGAATACCAATGTCAACTATTTTTTTTGACATTAAATTATTGTAAATAATATATAAGTTATTGATATTTATATAAAGTAAAATAAATGATCATCTAATAAATTTAGCATTTCTATACGAGAAATAGAGCTTTTTTAGAAAAAAATAGACAGAAAAATTTCCCTAATCAAACATCGGATACACAGCTACAATTAAAAAATAAGGTGCGTTATTCACGCCAACAAATAGTTTCAATTATCTGATACCATCATGGGCGTGATACTTTGATCTGACGTTGCTCTGTTTCTATAGTGACTCGATTTAGATGTTGGTTGTTCGCAACAACAGCTCAAAGTTTAAATTTAAAAGAGTCTAAAAATTAAAAAGATGTTCTAAAAAAATTAGACAGTGTATAAAATCTAAAATAAGCATATAAGTATTGGGTTTTTAAGTGGTTTTATAAATAAAATTGTCTAATTTTTTTGACATTTCTGCATTACTATTACAAGTAGGGTAATGGAAAAGTAGAAGTTATCAACAGATATGAATTTATTGTTTCTTGTTTTTAAAGAATAAAAGGATTAAGCAATAAATAACCATTCAATCTAAAGCTCTAAGGAGCTTCAGATCTCATTCCATTCTAATAGTATTCAGTGATAAGACCAGAAACAGAACTGACGTTCCGTTCCGACTCTTATGCAAAGCCACTGAAACCACATTTAATAAATTAGAAGTAACAAGCTAAAACCATATTTGTATCCTATCGGACACAAACATGACTTTACCTTTAACAGTCAGTAATCAATCTTTAATCTGTATCCGTACCTTAACAGGCACGTATCCATATCAAACATTGAACTGACTGCCTACTAATCTGTTTTCTTTCAATACCAATCAGATATAAGAATAGAAAAAAGCTTTCTCTTTCTTTTAAAAATAGAATTGGTATTTCTATCTGATTCTGTAGATCTAGTATCTGTAACATGCTTTATATGTCACTGTATCCTAACGGACACAGCACCATATCAACCATTAACAGACAGTATTCAATCTATCATCCATATTGTGTACTACCGTACCCAATACGGACTCTATATTGAACTGTCTGAAGCTGTATTCTGTTTATTTAAGATACCAATTCAAATAGAATGGAATTGAACATATATAAATTTATTAAACATGAAAAAGATAGTTTTAACCTTATTCATAGCTTGTATTGGTACTTCTGCTTACTCTGAATCAGTATATGAATTAGCTCAAGCTCATTGTAAGAAAGCTGAAATTGTATCTTACACAGCTCAAACATACAGACAGTTAGGTACGAAAGCTTCTGAAACTACAGCAAAGCTTATGTCAGTTACAGCTAATATGACTGATCAAGAAGCAAGAGAAAAAGAAGAAAAACTGATTTTCTTTATTGTTCAAGATGCCTATACGATACCTGTATACCCTGACCAATCTATGAAAAAGAAAGCAATTTCTAATTTTGAAGAACGTCACTATTTAGCATGTAGCCAATCATTTCAGAATTCTATTAATAAAAGAGAAAAGACACTCCTTCTATCCGATGGAACTATTAATCCTGAATATTTAAAATAGCCTATGTAGAATAGGTATCCTTATTACTTAAAGTTATAGAAGTTGACAAAATTATAATAATATGTTATATATAGATCTGTTTTCTATAACTAATATTTATATGAAAACGACATCAAAAATAATAAATAAAACTTTTAATAAAAAGAGAAACTATGTATTCAGTATATAAAATCTATCAAGCTGACAAGCTCGTACTTGTCACATATTCAGACCTCATCCCTGAATTTACAGATACAACCAAACTAAAACTTATCTTCAATGGACCAACTATTCCTATTTCCTTATTTGAATCCTATTACAAACATCCTGAACTGTTTTCTATTACTACCCATGAGATAGGTATCTACAATGCCCTGGATGCTAATCAGATCGTTCAAGAACAATCAAAACTAATCGGTACAGACAAACCTTCCATTAAAGCTAAAACCTCAAATAGAGCTATTAGTACAGCTAAGAAACCTCGTACTAAAAAGGCAGTTAAAAAGAATGAAGATTAAGGGATGTAAACGACAATCCTTTCTAGATCAAGCTGTTCAAAATGGTGGTCAACCAATCTTCTACTTAATCAAATGCTGGGATAAGGACGAGAGCTTCTATAAGCTTGGTATCACAGTCAATAACATATTAACTCGATACGGTACTGTTAAAGCTATGCCATACGAATGGGAAATCCTACTCGAACTTCCTGATACAGCAGAAGCAGTTTATGATATGGAAGTAGCATTTAAAACAGAGATGGACGAATTTCACTATAAACCTAAAATAGCATTTAACGGATCAGGTACTGAATGCTACACTGAGTTATCAGAAGCTTTACAACAGCTTATAAAATGACCATTTTAAAAATAATTCTAAGTTCAATTCTGGTGTTTGGTTTACCAATATTGACACATGCAACTCCAGATTACGTTTATGAATATCCAACAATAGAATTAACTAGTCGAGAACAAGTTCTACGTGAATTTGCTTTGTATCAACAACTTCAGATAAGAGATAATCAAATCTATGTAAGATCTAGAGATGAATTAGATAGAAAAGCTAATTTGTGCCGCTCAAATTTCGTTCATTATAATTTTATAGCTCAAATACAAAGAAATTTAAAAGTAATTAATGCTGGAATAAGTGACGACTACGCTTATAGAACATATATAAAACCAGCGGAAAAAGAAATTGAGAAAAATAATAGAGAAGTAGGTAGGGATTGTAAGGATGTTTTGAAAGAAGACAGTGCTAGATATGCTAAATTTTTTGAGAGATAACCAATGAAGCTAATAACTGCCCTACTCTCTCTTTTAGCTGTATCTAGTATCTCAACTAGCTACGCTTATAACACTGTATACAAATACACTGAACCGAAGGCTGAACAATCTAGAGATGTTTTTTACCAAACTTTAGGACTTTTCGCTGAGTTAAAGAATGAAAAATATGTTAGTTCTCTTCTTATTAAAGATCCAAGAAACAACATTGTTAATAAAGATAAAAGATACAAAGTGAAATTATGTGAACTGGTACAAGTTATAGAAGATGAGAAAGCCTATATGAAAGCTAATATGGCTACACAATCAGTATCTATAGTCGGTTTAGAAAAATATCAGGATCGGTTAGAAAAAGAAATTGGTGAAAGCTGCGAAGAGTTGTTTAAATGGCGTAATTGGTAAATCACAACATATAGTGGTTATGTATTTATATAACCACTACATATACTGTTCAGCACTTGACAAATATAAATTTTTCTGATATAGTTCTCATTACTTATTTAGAACGACTTAGGCTAAGTAAGAGTAATAATAAAAACTAGGTCAGTCATTTTATATATCCTTTATTTAACACCCCCACTTATAGCTTATCTAGGTAGGCTGTCAGATCCCCTTTTAGCTCAGTTTAGTTTTTCTCTTTCTATCCTGAGCTTTCTTTAATAGCTCTATTAATACAGTTATTAATATAATAAAAATAAACAAGATCTATATTTAAAACAGACATTTAACCTTTTAAAAAAGAGAATATCTAATACTTATAAATACAACGACTACAGTACAACAATAACAAGAACTAGAGAAAAGACTGCATAGATCCAAGTGCTAGATAAAGAATTAGATTGCCCTTCTATATACCTATGTACGCACGTACACGCACACGCATTTTGCAACATTGGATGCCACAAATCTTTTAGAACAAAGAGACAGTAAGACGCACCTAGACAAGCGTTCAGGATCTTGGCTCTGCTCAAGACAATACAGCTTCATCGTATTGGCTTGATCCGAAGGACAAGAAGCCTGCATAAACGCCCAACAACAGAACAATAAAATAATTAAAGGAACAACAATCATGGGATCTAAACCGAAGGTTCAGAAACAAGATTCGCCAGAAGAGATTGAACGTAAAGCTAAAGAACTGGCTCAGAAAGAAGCGAATGAAAACACAGCTTCAAGACGTAAATATAAGCAAAGCTCGGTACTTGGTGGCTTACTTGGCAAGAACACAGTAATCAGTAATGCATACAACCAAGCGAACACTGGCAGCAACAATTCGAGTAATACGAAAACAGGGACTTAAAGAGATTGAACGCACAACAAATATTAAAGCGTTTGTCTCAACTTAAATCTGAACGTGTAAAGCATGAAACAACTTGGCGTGACTGCTACAAATATTGCGCTCCTGAACGTCAACAAAGCTTCCAAGACGTAACAGCATCAGGACTAGAACAAGAACGTAAAACAGCAAGAAATGAGTTATACGACACAACAGCATGTGAAGGTATTCAACTCTTAGTATCAAGCGTATATAGCGGTACAACATCTCCTGTTAGCTTATGGTTCAAGTCAGTACCAAGTGGCGTAGATACGCCTTCTCAACTCACACAAGGCGAACAGTGGCTTGATATGGTTGATAACTTTATCTTCCGTAATATACACAGCTCTAACTTTGATAGTGAAGTTGTAGACTACCTAACAGATCTTATTGTTGCAGGATGGGCAGTTTTATTTATTGATACGCACCGTGATAAAGGTGGTTTTATATTTAATACCTGGAACATTGGTAACTGTTACATCAGCTCAACTCAAGCCAATGGCATGATCGACACAATCTACAGGGAGTTTGAGCTTTCAGCAGAGCAGATCGTTACTGAGTTTGGCATTGATAACGTCAGCGATAAGATCAAAGCAGCAGTAGAAAAGAAGCCAGATCAGAAGTTCACATTAGTACAGGCAATCTTCCCTAGAGACAAACAATACGTTAAAGGTGATGAAGGTAAACGTGTAGCAACAGCTATGCCCTTCGCTTCTTATACGATTGAAGCTCAATCAAAACATATCCTAAAAGAATCAGGTTTTGAAGAATTTCCTTGTGTCGTCAGTAGATTTAGAAAGATCCCTGAATCTCCGTATGGCTTGGGCATGGCGAGTATGGTTCTGGCAGATGTAAAGACAACTAACCAACTCATGAAGCTCTCATTACAGACAGCAGAATTAAATCTAGGCGGTTTGTGGATGGCTGCACATGATGGCGTTGTAAACCCCAATACACTTCGTATTCGACCTAATGCAATCATAGCTGTTAACTCTATTGATAACTCTATTAAACGACTGGATACAGGATCAGCAACGGTAGGTATGGGCTTAGACTTCCTTCAACACTTTCAGGCTAAGATTAAGCGTACTTTGATGAGCGATCAGCTTACACCACAAGGTTCAGCTCCGTTGACCGCCACGGAAATACAAGCAAGAGTAAACGTATATCGCAATCAGCTCGGCTCAATCTTCTCTCGTATGCAGTCCGAATATCTACAAGTGTTACTAGAGCGTACATGGGGATTAGCTATGAGATCAGGAATGCTACCGCCTGCGCCTGAAGAGCTTATGCAGGCTTCACGTATATCTTTTAACTTCATCAACCCTATGGCTGCATCACAAAAACTTCAATGGGTAACTTCAACTCAAGAGCTGATGATGAATGTAGGTCAGATGGCAACGATTGATCAGACTGTATTAGACAACATCAACTTAGATGCAATGGTACAAATCATGGCAGATGGCTTAAACGTGCCTAAAGAAGCAATTCGTACTGAAGATGAAATAGCAGAACTGAGACAGCTTAAACAAGAACAACAACAAGCAATGCAGCAACAACAGCAACAGCAAGCAGTAATGTCAGAAGTAGGGTCAACAGCTATGGATATAGCAAAAGATCAAGCTAAGAACATGACACCTGAAGAGCTAGGAGCAATGTTTGAACAGCAATAAATATCAGAGAGTCTTTACAAGTGAAGAAGGAATACAGGTACTAGATGAACTCATTTCACTATTCCACGTACCACTAGCATTTGATAAAGACTCAGCAACTCAGACAGCCTTTAATCTAGGAAAGCAGGATGTAATCAACTTCATCTTGGCTCGTATTAAAGAAGCAGAACAACCGAAGTAATAAGAATAAAAAAAGAGAAAAAAAGAATGACAGACAACTTAGAACAACCACAAATTAATGAACAAGATACAGTTTTAAGCACAGCTAATGATAGCTCTATTGATACAAGTATCCCTGAAAAGTTCAAAGTAGTAACAGAAGATGGTGCAGTAGACTATAAAGCTACAGTAGCCAAATTGAATGAATCGTATAGCTACTTAGAAAAGAAAGTAGGTACAGGAGAAGTAGCTCCTAAATCGGCAGATGAATATAAGATTGAGCGAGAAGACTTTAACTTTGAAGACTTCAAAGCAGATGAATCAAATAAACAATTTCTAGCTGAAGCTCACAAGCATGGGATCACAAACAAACAACTCGACTTCCTTTTGAATGAGTATGACAAACGTGCAGTAGACCTGGTATCGAATAACTCTCAGTTTGATACAGATTCAACAGTACAATCCCTTCAACAAGAATGGGGTAGCAACTATGAATCTAATATCTTCTCAGCTATCAAAGCAGCTAAATCGGCAGGCTTAACAGAAGATCAGATCAATGATCCTAGTATTGGAAATAATGTAGCAGTAATTAAAGCTCTTGCTTATTTCGGTTCACAGATTGCAGAAGACAAGCCAATCAATAACGGCACAGCAGTCAGTACAGATATTCAGTCTTTAATGCGTAGTCCTGCTTTCTTTGATCCTAAGCATCCAGAGCATAAGTCAGTGAAGGCTCAGATTGATGCCTATTATGACAGCCTAAGACGATAAACAAATAGCTCCTGAAGTGGCGTTCAGATAAAGCTTCAAGCCATACAGTCCTTGTGTAGAGCATGTGACTGTATCACTTCTTATCAGCCCGATATGGATAACTGAAACAACAACAAGCTCTACAAATACAACATAAAAACAGAGCTAATAATAGCTCTAACAATAAATCTAAATAATAAAAACAAGGACAAACAAAACAATGGCATATTCAAGCATTGATTCAGTATTCGTTAAACAATACGCAGATACGTACACCATCTTACTTGAGCAGAAAGAAAGCAAACTATTATCAACAGTAACTAATATCGGTTCTGTAACTGGCAGCTCTTTCAGCGTAAACGAAATGGGAACTCTAGGTGATGAGTTCAGTACATTAACTCGCTTTGGTGAGACTCAATATACAGACGCTTCATTTGCTAGTCGTTTAGCAACAATGAACGACTTCCCTAACTTTACTCGTCTAGCTATCCAGGACTTGTACAAGCTAAAAGCTCAACCACAAGATCAGCTATTACAACGCCTACACGCTAAATTTAATCGTAAAGTAGACAAGATTGTATATAACGCTCTTATTGGTACAGCAGCTCGTAAAGAAGTAGGTGCAGACACTTATACAAACGTAGCTCTTCCTGCTACTCAAATCTTAGGTGATGCAACAGCTCCAATCACTAAACAACTTCTTATCGACATCCGTACTAAGTTTATGGAAAACGAATGTGATGAAGATATTTACGTTACATACAATGCGGACCTGTTAAACGCTTTACTAGCAGATACCACTTTGACTTCAGCAGACTACCTTGCAGGACAGCTCTTGCAGCGTGGAGAAATTTCCAATTTTCTTGGTTTCCAGTGGGTCCACTATGAAGGCATCAAAGATGCTTCAGGTACTTCAGCAACAGGCGTAGCTTATACTCGTTCAGCAGTAGAAGTAGGTATTAACTCTATCTCTCCATTGAAGATCGTAGAAGTTGAAACTCAAAACCGCTTCCACAGCATTGGGCACGTAGATGCGCTAGGGGCTGTCCGTACTGATGAAAAGCGTGTAGTAGCGTTCAAATTCAAAGTTTAATAGATCTATTAATACAGCTAATTATAAAACTAAAGCTCCTTATCTGTAACAGGGTAGGGGGCTTTCAATACCTAATAATAACAATAACTAAGGACGCTACATGACAACAAAAGTAGATATAAGCAATCAAGCTTTAAGCCTAATCGGTGCAGATAGCATTACAAGCTTCGATGATAAAACAAGTATAGCTAGACGTATGAAAGGACTGTATGACACATCACGTAAAGCGTTACTTAGACTCCACCCATTTAACTTCGCAACCAAGCGAATCAAATTAACTCCATTAACACTTAAACCAGACTTTGGTTATGAGTATCAATACCAAATTCCAAACGACCTAATCAGAATCATTTCAGCTAATACAGAAGACTATGTATTAGAAACAGACAAACTACTAACAAATGATTCAGCTATCGAACTGATTTATGTATTCGACAATACAAACGAAGAGACGTTCGATCCACTATTTACAGAATGTCTAATCCTATATCTCGCATCTAAAGCAGCTAAACCAATTACAGGCTCACAAGGTGCAGGGGAGTCCTTCTATATCCAAGCTCAAGACCTAATTAAACAAGTTAAAGCTGTTCAGGCACAGGAAGTATTAAGCATCCAATTTTTTAAAGAAGACGACTACACATTAACGAGACGATATGGCTAAGATCAGTTTAATCAAAAACAACTTTACAAGTGGCGAACTCAGTCCGCTAATTTGGATGCGTACCGACTTAAACCAATTTAGGAATGGAGCTAAGTCAGTTGAAAATATGCTACCTATCATTGAAGGTGGTATTAAGAAAAGAGGTGGAACAAAACTACTCAGAGTCGAACAGGATGCAGTTAGAATCATTCCGTTCATTGTGAGTCATGGCAACAACTATATTGTCGTATTTAAGCCATTTGCCATTAATATTCTGAGTGCAGAGGGGGAGCTAATCAGAAGCTTTTCAACTCAATATACAGCATCACAAATTAAAGATATTAACTTCTGTCAGAGTCGCTATAACCTTTGGCTCGTACATGGAGATCATGCAGTATCCTGGATCAGATGTTCAGAAGACTTCACCAATTGGGCATTCGATAAGTTCACCTATTCAGTACCGCCATTAGAAGATACATATACTCCTGCATTACCGCTTAAATCTTCAGAAATAAACGTAGGCAAGACTACAACTCTAACGGCTTCAATGTATGCAGCTCACACAGCTAATAAACAATATACGGTAGGCGATATTTGTTATGTGTTTGGGCCTAACTGGACCATGAAATACTACAGATGTTTAGTAGATCACATGAACCAAGTACCTAAAGATGTATATGCAACGACAACAGATCCCGATACAGGCGAAGTTAGCTATACAGAAACAGTATATTGGCAGTCCATTACACCTGAAGAAGCTGTAGCTTTTAATGCTCAAACAGTTGGCAAATATATCTTCATCAATAGTGGTGTAGTACGTGTAGACCGTTTTATTTCAACAACTCAAGTATCAGGAGAGGTCCTAGTTAAGCTAAGTGCAAACATTGAAGCTATTGCTAGATCATGGACAATTAAAGAACCTATTTTTAACAATACATTTGGCTATCCAAGAGCAATAACATACTTCCAACAACGATTGGTATTAGCAGGGTCAAAAAAATATCCGAACTATATTTGGCTCAGTCGCACAGGAGACGAATCAAACTTCTTAACTACAACATTAGAT